CTAATCTTTTTTTATTTACATCATACTGTGGCATCATAAAACATTTCCTTTCTCTAAATTATTACTTAAATGTTCTAATCTTTTCTTAATTTCTTCATATGCTTGTTCAGGTTGAATTAAAAATTTCTCAATTAAAATCATGTTTTCAAGTCTTGCTTGTAGATTGATTATCTTTTCTTCGTCTTTAACTGAAGTTTTGCATAGTGTTTCAGCAATATCATCTTTTAGTTTAGTGATGTATTTTCTGATGTCTGAAACTTCAATCTGTTTGGACTTGTATCCGGCAACAAGATTCTCATAAGTTTTGAGTTCATCATAATTTAATTTTGAAGGGTCTATTCCAAACATATTATCTTCCTGTTAAATCCGGCATGGATGGTATTTCGCCTTGTGGTAATGCCATCATTTGTGGCATATCTTCCTGCATGATTTCCCCTTCTATAGCGTTTGATGTATCAAGACCAAGTGTTGGTTCAGGTTCTGCACCTTGTTCTTCAAATTCTTCCACCTGTGAAATTTCTTCCGGAGTAAGTCCGGCAAATTGTAATAGATGTCTTTTATAAATTTCTTGTAGTGGTTGGTTATTTGGCATGATTCCAACTGCTGCCTGTAGTTTTTGGATGTTATCAATATCTTGTTGTTGCTTGTCTTTAAGCATTTGAACTTCAACTTGGTAACCCATTTTGTTTTTGAAATCTTTGGTTGTAATTTCTCTTGTGTAGATTTGTAGTCCCTTTTTACCATTTTTAGTAACAAGCACCGGAACAAGTGAATCTACTGCTGATTTAGTTAATTTGGCAAATTTCTCACCTAAATCTTTCCAATCTTGGTCAATAAACTTCTGAATTGATTCAACTCTTTGTTGAGCATTTGCTAACGCTAATTGAACTTCACCTAAAGTTACTGCTTGTTTCTCAACTACTCCTTGTTGAGTTGCTGTTGCTGCTGTTGCCTTTTCAGCAAGTCCTACAACATATTGAATCTCATCTAAAGATTCAGATAAGTCCGGAATCTCAACCGGCATCATAACTTCATTAGGATTACCGGCAACCGGATAGAATCCAAATGGTTGTGGTGTATAAGTCTGTGGAACGAAGTTAGGATTGGTTGCATTGTAGTAAGTCATGCCGTAGTTTCGGAGTTGTCTGTTCTCAACAAGTTGGGACATCCATGAATTTACAATCTTGTTTGGTGTTCTAATAACATCTCCTGCACCGTCTGACCAAAAGTCAGTTCTTTCAATGTCAGTTGCCCATGAAGTATAAGGGAAATGGTCGTGCCAAAAATCATCTTCAGTTTCTCCAAGTAACTCATAACGTCTTGCCTTGTATAACTTATAATAAGAAGAATCAGCGACTGCTACAACATAAACAAATATCAAGTTTTTCTTGTGTTCTTCGCAATACTCATATTTATAAACTTCATTAAGTTCAATAGTCATAGCACTAACAGTTGGAGTATAAGCATCCATAACTCCCATAGTTGCAAACCTTCTATCTCTATCAGTGTTGTATTCGTAAGTTGTGTCTTGTGCTAATGTTTGGTCTTTATTTGCGTAATGGATTCGTAATTGTTCTTTACCTTTTTCATCATATTCTTCGTTGTTTAATATATCTTCTAAAGTTCTGTAGATTCCGGTCTGCATGATAAATCTTGCACCGTCAAAATTTACCGGATTAACAAATCTATCAACGAGCATATCTCTTGGGTCTATAACTTCCATTGTGATTTTGCCGTATTCAATATTTAACTTCTTAAAACTTCGCCCAAAAAGTAATGCTTGTTTTCTATCAACTTCAGCAAGTTGGTCTATGTTATTTCTGTCAGCACACTCCTTCCAAAATTCATTGAAGTAAATCTCTTGTTCTTCTTTATTATCTAAATTCTTGAAATATAGTTGTGGGGTTTCGTTCAAGTCCTTCATGATTGTATTGATTGCATACTTCATGAGTGGCACATTAACCGATTGTCTTTGAATAAGTCTGTTGGTTACTACTTTGTCCCTATAAAGAAGGTAGTTATCATCCCAATCTACTAATCTTCTTTCTTTGAACTTAAATGCCGATTGTTTATCTTGTTTGATTGATTCAATATCGGCATCAACAAACTGTTTATATTCTTTGTCCATAATGAAATTGTATGTATCAATTTAATTTTTATCAAGTTGTAATTTGTGCAGTATCTTTGGTAAATTTATTTGTTACTTCAAGTTAGTGGTTGGGTTAAAGTTGTAAAGTGGTGTTAAGGTGTTTAAGGGAGTTAGTCCCCCTATAATCCCCCATTACTAGGTTCATATAAATATAACTGTGTTCCATTTTCTCTTGGAGTTATATTACCTATCACATCAGACCTACATGGTTAGTAAGTGGGAGAAGAATCTGTTAGGTTCAATGCACCTTCTCCATTATGTCCTTGCTCTTGGTATTTCTCTTGCCTAATCGTTAAGTGTATGTCCCTGATGCCCAAGTATAGCGAATCAGAATTTCTTTATTGTCGCACTCCGACTTCTTATAAGTCCCACGACTAAATCAATAATACTAAATCTAAATATAAGTTCAAGATGCTTGGTAAAAGAAATATGGGGAATTGCCATAACTTCTATCAATATCTTCACTTGTTAGTTGTTCTTTGAATACTTTGAGTCTTGGCACATTTGTTTGGTCATAAGGAACTATAAAGTCCGGATTATGCCATCTCAAAAGATTATTAGGTGGGATGCAGAAGTTACCGTCATCAAGCACTATAAACTGATAGCATTTAGAATCTTGGTCGTTTGAATATCCTACATTGAGTTCGTTTAGGTCGCCTTCGTAATCATCAATGGTAAATAGATAAGTTCCACTTCTCCAAACCCCATCTCTGCAATGAACATCTACCCTTTTGTTTTGTAGGAAAGCAAATGTAGTTACTGCTATATTGTTTGATTGGCAATCCCAAGTCTGAAGAAGTGATAATCTTTTTTGTTCGTCATCAGATAATGGGTCAAAATCTTCTTTATGAGCAAATGCACTTATTGGCATGTTCCAAAAGATAGCACCGATTCTTGATAAGAAATGAAAGTGCATAGGTCTATTAAGCATGGATTTAACTCCAAAAATATATCCTTCAAGATGTTCTTCGTATCCGGTGTATTCCTTCCTGATAAAGCATTGTATATACGGTATGTTAGCGTTTAGTTGTGCCATATTAGTTCCATCCAATTCCACCAAATGGATTTGTTACTCCTTTTTGCTGTAAATACTCTGCAGGTGGCATATAAAAGTCATGCGAAGTATCAGGGATTGCTGCTACAAAATACATACGCATCATGAGAGTATCAGCATAATCCGGCGACCTTCCAATGTTTTCTTTTATATCTTCTTTGGGTATGATTTGAAGTGGTGCATCAGTGCCGGTATCAACTCTTTTTATTTGCATCAATTCTTCTATGATTTTATATTTAACTTCTTCACTGACCGGTGCTGTAATACTGACCCTTCTGTTATTAACGGCGTCAGCAAGAAGGAAGTAACACTGACTTCGTAGGTTCTTGTAGTTAGGTTTGGTAATGTAATTTGCCGGTGCATTGGTGATATTAGTTCGCACATCTTCACTTTTGGATAACGGACTCCTACCACCCATAAAACCGTTAATTCCTTCCAAATGGTCTAACACCCCACCCCCTACTCCATCTTCGTCTATAATGGCATTTTTGAACGGTATAAACTCTTTATGAAGCATGTCCCTAATATCATTTTCAGTTTGCATAATAGACTGTTTGTTTCTATCTTCTAATCTAATTAAGTTCATGCCACGCCATACCCCATAGACTATTTTGTCTGAACCAAACCTTGCAATATCAGCACTGAAATATTTATCTTTTGAATCTTCCAAGCGATTGGTAAATAAGTCTAACACTGCTGAATAGTTAAAGATTGCCAAGTCATCAGTGGTGTATTCCCATAGTCCATCTCTTAACCTTGCTCTTAAAGTAGCATCACTGATTGTTTCAAGTTGTTGTGCATAAATATCTGCTGTGTGTGGATTATCTTTGTATAACGATTGGATGAACTTATAGTTTGCCGGAAGGTTACCGTTCTTATATGGTTCGTAAAAGACTTTATAGACCCAATTCCTTGTAGGGTTACATGTTAAAAAGAATTTAGGTGGAGTTAGTCCATACTCTGTGTTTAATTGCCTACCAATCCTTGATTTAAGGGTATCAAATGCTTTGAAGTCCCACTCTCCTACTTCTTCTCCAAACCCACCTGTAAATTCAATAGAACCAAGTCTTTCGTATTCAGGGTCTGAAGGTTGGTAAGCGACATCAAGTAAGTCAATTCTTGAACCATTAGCAAATTGAATATAGTGCATCTGTGAATTTAATGTCCAATCATTTGCCGGAATATTGTGATGCCTTGTAACCTTAACCCATGTTTGATAAGTGGATGCCATGAGTCTTTTTAACTCTTTTCTTGCTATAAACCACCTTGTATTAGGATATATGGTTTCAGTGTTGGATTCATCTGCAATCTCCCCTTCTATAACTTGACTTGGTAATACATAATTAAACCCTGTAATAGGTTTTCCACCGGTAGTTAAATCAACTTCGGTCTTGACCCCAAACTCTGCTTTTTTCTTTCTCTCAAGGAATTTTAATGCCAATTCCGGATTCTCTTTAACACCCTTCATCAGCGTTCTTCTTGCGATTGCGAACTGATTCTCTTTTAATTCTTCCTTCCTTGTAGCAAATTCCGGATTTTTCTCAATGTATCTATAAAATGTTGAACGGTCAATGTTTGCAATTAAACATGCTTCGGCGTCAGTATGACCTATAAGAAATGCTTCTTCCAAAATCGCAACAACTTCAGGGGTAATAATAGGTTTTCTACCAACACTTTTATATCTAACTTCATGGGAAGTAGGTCTGCCTTTACTTGATGCTATTTTATCTTTGATTGTAGTATTCTTCATATTCGTAATAATCCAAATTCTTTAACTTAACATAAGCAATCGGTTTTACATTAACTGCTTTTCTTAAATACTTTTTTCTTATCAATGATAGCAATGTTGCTTTGAGTGTTGGAAGGGGCATTGTCCTTTTTGCCTGAATAGCAATTTCAATTTGTGAGATTGGGTCAGTATGGTATCTGCACCAATCCATAACAATTCTCATAATTTGCTTTTGGTTTGGTTTTAACATTGTCTATCTAGTGGTAGGGTCAAACAACAGTTAGGTAATCTTAACTGCTATGACAAGTTCCTGCCCAAGCACTTGGACTTCAAGAAGGTTTTCGTAGGTGATTCTTTCATCTATAGCACCCCTGTATTCAGCGTATTTCTGAATCAGTTCTTTTGTTTTATTTTCTATTTTTTTATTCATTGATTATGTCCGTCTTAAAATCTCTACTCTTTAATGCTTCATCCACATTTAATCGTGATTTATCCACAATATCTGTTAAGACTTGGTAGGGTCTATTAACAAGCATGTAACACTCGTCATGCGACCAACCCATTACAAAAACAATATCTTCATCTTCAAGCATTGTTCCTACTTCGTTCATCATCATAAGACCCCCAACGGCAATAGGTGCTGCAGGTGCTTCGTATGATGCTATCTCGTAGAAATTTGCAGGTGGCATTTTAGTAAGCATTACCCATATTATATTACTTATGCCAATAAAGTCTATAAATTTTCTATAAACTTTTCAACAAACCTATCTTCGTATCTTCCTACAAGGTAATATATGCTATCTGATTTATAAACATCTTTTCCCTGTCTTTCAGATTCCCTTTTGTGTCGCCAAGTAAAGTTAGGTTCATATTCACAAGTTTGCTGATGAATCTGTCTTAATCTCATTTTGTTTTGGTTTGGGTAGTATGCAAGAAAGAAGAATCTTCTATCCGGTCGTGCGACCATATAATCATACTTTTCGGTGGAGATTATATTTTTTTTATAATTTCTTTTGTCGTATAGGATTTTAATATCAATATGAATTTTGTCGTCAGTATCAATACTTCTTGCATCATATATTGCACCGGTGATTCCGTCCGGTCTGTATTCAAAATTAAATTTGGATAAGAACGGAAATAATTGCTTCGCCTTCTCTAAAAGTCTCTGTTCATTTACGGAATCATCCGGTCGTTCATAGTAAGTCATATCGTGCTTTTTATTTTTTTCGGCAAGAATATTTTTTTACTAAATTTTTCATGAAACTTTTTAGTCCTAACCCTGTGGAGTCTGTGGGACTTATAGGATTAGGACTAAAAAATTAACAATCATGGATTAAGATGATTGAATAGAATTATACCTTACTTATAAATGTATTCAATGGGTAAATTAAAAGTGCCGGAAAAAAGGAGGTGAATCACAAAATTCCGGCAACAGTATTGTAGCACTTTACTTTAAGAATTTTAAGTAAGCACCACTGTTATAAGCAACCCAAGCGTTCCATCCGGAAGCATCATAAATCTGTTTGGCACATTTAATATTGCCTTCAACAGTTGAAACTTCTTTTAATGAACAACCTTGTTTGCTGTAATGGATTGAATTGATTTGAAACAATCCTACATCTATGGTGTCGTTTGTATTGATATTAAACGCACCTTCTCTCATACCACTCTCTGCTTTAGCAACTGCAATCGCTTCTCTACAATGTAGTCCGAAGGTATCGCAAATTTTCTTTTCAGTGTCGGTTAGTCCGGCATAGAACTCCGGTTTAACTTCATAGATAACTGCATCAATCTGAACTACTTGTGGTCTGTCTTTAATAACGACCGGTGCTTGGACTTTAACTTCTACCGGTGTTTGATATACAACTTCATGAGTTGCACCCCATCTAACGGCAGAATCCATAGCGTATGCACCAAGTAAAACTGCTGATATAATACTCACAACATAAATGCCAATCTTGATTTGTCTTTTTCTTGCAAGAGTTAAGAGTTTCTTTTTTGGCATTTTGAAATTTCCTTTGATTTCCATTATTTTTTCCTTTCTCCTATAAAAATAGCAACTGCAAGAAGTTTCTCGGTTATAGATGCCAAGAATAACTTGCCTTCGTTTTGTAACCTTATTGTAAGGTCAAGCAGGTATAACATGTGTTATGTCCCTTTCAACTAACTACTTATATTATATTAGTATGAGTAAAGATGTAATGTCAATGGGGTAATTTTGGGTAATAAAAAAGACCCTAGTGGCAAACTAGGGTCTTTGGAAGGAAGAACAGTAATAACAATTATTCAAGTATAACTGATTCCCAACTTCTATCAATATCGTAATCGGTAGTTTGTAAATCTCTTATAAAAGCACTTGGAACGCCGTCTGCTTTTAAGAAGGAATATACAAATACCCTAACTGCAGAATCACACGCACATCTGCCATGAATCGCCATTGCTAACCAATCAAACACTCTGTATCTACAAAATGCTAGGTCAGACCAAATCTGTGCCATCTCTGATTCGGAAGCACCGAAGAAGTCAGCAGTTGCCAAGATGGTGTTTAGGTCATCTCTTGTTAAGGTGTTAGCAACACCGTTTGATTCTGCTTTACCTTTTGCTCTTAATGACATTACTTGTTTCCAAGCATCTGCTCTATTTAATACTTTAACTGTTTTTATTTCGTTCATAGATTACCTTTCATGAACTAACTACTTACTTAAACTATATTATCATAAGTAAGTTATATGTCAATCATATTACCTTCAGAATCTCGTTCTATTAAAGGTTTAATTGTAGGTTTTAGTTCTGAAAACTTTTGGGGTTGGAAGTAAGTATCAAATACCATTTGCCAACCACCTTCTATAATTTCGTTTAACTCGTAAAGTGTGTAGTATCTCCACTCTTGTTCAAGTCCATTAACAAAACCAAATAGTTCTTCTTTTTCTGAATCAAATTCAGCA